CCTAGCCCGAAATTTAAATTCTGGACTTAATTACGTCAGTAAATATTGGCGGTGTATCTAATACCTGTATTTTACTGCCCAACCTAGAAATAGCTTAGTCGATAGGGCCAATTGGTGTGTTGTTGTTTTGTTAGCGGTTGTAATGAAAAAACCAATATATATTAGGCACTCACCTTGAGGATTTGATAGGCCAGGGCCATAAAGGCAGACCACTGGACAAGGGGGAGAATAAGCAGCAGCATGGCGACACTGGCCAATTGCATCGCCATGATGATATGGCCATTCACCGCGTCCCCGCCGATCATCCAGAGTACCATGAACACTATAATACCGAATGGCATGGCCAACCTGTAATCCCTGAGACTGGGTGCCGCGCCATGGCTAATTAGCCCGACAACAACTAGCCATAAAGCCGTCTTAGCGTTCAGCTCGAAGGCATTTAACAGCGCCAGCACCTCTACGACCAGCACCTGCCAGAACTCAATCTGAGTCACCGTGTAAACCAATGCATTATTTAACGCCACTGAAACACTTAGCAGTAAGTAATCTGGAAGCAGCAGATTTTTTAGGGCCAGCATGCACAACAAGGCTCCCGGCAGTGGGGCTATGCCCACCAGGAAGTTGATGGGAAATCTCAGGACTGGATTACTCGTGTGCCGATAGCTGACCCCGCCAAACTACGCACTGGCATTATCAAAGTCGAAGAGCTTAACCCGGGTTACGGTGGCCAGCCTGCCCTTGCATACCAGGTAGTGGGAAAGTTCATGAGTGACGCTGCCAGGCCTATGGTCATTGGGTCATGAGTCAGAAAATGTTAAGGCCTGCGTAAACCAACAGGTGGAAGGGTATACCTGAGGTGATTTGCTGATGGGGATTACATATATTCATTCGGAAATTAATATCATAAAAAAATAATTTAGTAATCGTCTACATAAAACGAACCCGAAAGGGATTTTTTTATGCGTGAAATCCAGAGCCCAGATTAAGGAATAGGGGTCCATGACGGACGAATCTGGAAACTGGTGCCTAGAAACTGGATCGGGGGATGGGTGGTTCTTTTTGTAATGCCCCCTTTTATTAACGCAAGTCAAAAGTAGAGGGTAAATCAACTACAGCACTGCCTAATTAGATGAATAGACCAAATAGGCACATATAGGGTCAAATAAACTTTATTGAATTTGTTCTACGATAAATGTTGGCGTATTTTGCCTTGTTGCGCAAATCCATTATGAGGGTAGAGTAATGATCAGTCTCAATAAATCACTTAATAACAGGATGTGAAATGTTCGATAATCAAGTGGTATCCATGACCGAAAATGGCGTTTTAATTAGCTCGGATAGCGGACAATTTTCAATACATTGGAGCGAATTAAAAGCAGGTCATTTTCTAATAAAGGATGGGCAATCTTTTCAGCTTGGCATGCAAGTCGGCACGTATACGATGAACATGAAGGCGGCCAATCAGGAGTGTGAATTACCCTGCTAGCAGGGTGCCGGTATTTTCCGAATATACAGTGTTTAGGGTGGGTAGAAGGCCCCATAAACACTGGGCTGTAAAATGCCCTATATTCGGAAAAAGTGGGTTAAGTCGTTGTTTTATAACGATACTTAACTAGCTTCAGGTGCTAGTGGGCGCAAGCCCGTGGGAGTTCGAGTCTCCCCATTCGCACCAACTCTCTTTTTGTTTATATTTCCATGCTCAATGGTTAACTGTAGTGGTATAGAGAATTTGGCCATTTAACTAGAGGTAAATGTCTCGTTATAGAGGTGGGAATAGAGGCAAGGTCCATGATTCGCTAGAGATTCTAACTTGTATGTCTATTTTTCACGGGTAACACCGCCAGGCTAAGTAAACCCCTATTCTTCTAAGTTGTGTTGTAGATTAACGGTTATTGGTACTATTTTGGTCCTGGCTTTAACTGGCACAATGGTCTTCTGTCAGGTAGCCAAGGTACGGAGGCAGTAGCGTTATATCGCAAGGTTACCCACGAAAAGTTGAGGTTAAGCGGCCATCAATGGTGGCCTTTATTACCCTCATGGTCCCGGTCAATGCCGAAACCGATCACCAATAGCAATGGTGTCTAGGTAAGAAAGAGGTGGAGCTCAAAGATTTAACCCGAGGGGACTGCCTGACCTCTAGCGCTACCGAGTCCAGTTAGAGGCAGTAAGCAGGCCAATAGCTTAAATATCCAAATATGGGCCATGAGTCAAAAAATGCTTAGCCCTGCCTATACAGCAAGGTGGAAAGGTATTCCCGAGGTGATTTGTTGGTGTGAGGAATACATGCGGCTTATCAACTGGGGTAGGCGCTATAATTTAACTCTTTTGTGGCAAATACAGGGGGGCGACTTAACTGCTGGGTTTTAAAGGCTTTGATTCAACCGTTATTTTCGTTATTTGGGAGATAGTATGAAAAACAAAGTAACACCAACTGGCATCGTTGATGCCGATTCCACAATAATATTTAAGTCAGCTCTGTTAATTCATAGGTATGCTCGTTCTACCTGTAAATTTAATAAGATGGACGCTGGCATTTATAGGGATAAAGTCAAATCCATAGTGCGTAACGCACGAGTTTTGAAGCAGTTACAGGAAGATGCTAGTAAACCACGACATTTGAAAGTATTGAATAATATCAATAAAGGGTTGTTATTAGTCATAGAAAATATGAATAATCTTGATGGCATTTCATTGGAAGCGGTAAAGGAGCAAATTGACCAGGACTACGGATATTTTGGGTATGAAACATTACAGCAGTTTAAGTTTCCTAATACGTTCGCTGAAGAAGTATTGTCCCCATTTCAAGAAAAAGTAGAGAAGGCATCAGCAGAGCTTTCACAGTTAAATCCAGTAAAGGAGCAAGCGTGGAAGCTAGATCCGATAAGGAGCTTGGCTCGACTACAGGCCAATTTACCCTCCAAGTTCAATGAAGGCAGCAATACTTCTAGGCCAGATTTTCATACGTACGTACAAGCTTTGTATCTGGTCGAACTTAAAAGTACTGTTAGTGATGATACGGTCAATAAATCCATCAATTCTGCGTAAGCTTCACCCTTAGAGAAGTTACTTTGATTTATTGAAGGTAACTTCTCTTATATTCATCCATTACCATTTCATAAGGTATGAGCTCATCCAAGAAGGAGAGCTGCTATGCCTAATAAATCCTATTTATCTACCCTGCCGCAAACGGGCTTTATTCGCCTCCCGTCAGTACTGAATCTTGTTCCTGTGGGCAAAAGTACATGGTGGGCAGGTGTTAAATCTGGTCGCTTTCCACAATCTGTAAAATTGGGCCCGCGGACAACAGCCTGGCGTGTAGAAGACATCCTGAAATTAGTCGAAGAGCTAAGTAAAAGTGGGGAGATATGACCCCATTTAGATTTCTGAAACTGTACCCCTATTTATTTAAGGGGAAATGCCTCAAAGCCTATGTGCAGCAGGGGCATGCGCTGGATTTTTGTCTTAAATACAGCTCGGTATTTCATAATATTAATAATGTTTTAATTAGTATTACCTTTCCATTAAATACAGTGGTGTGTGGAGTGTTAGCCACTAGTAACCTTCATTGAAGAAGGTAGTTAAGGGTGATGAATTCTGTATTGATGGTAAGGCTTACCCTGTTATGGACCCCAAAGAGGGTAATTATGAGGTCATCTTACGGCGTAACTATGAACAAATGCATAATATGCTCAGTTACCATAGCCGAATTATAGTCATCAGGTCAGATCTTCACCTTAACAATTATTCGACAAGTAGTGATTTAATTTCAAACTTCATCCGTAAGCTAAGAAAAACTTTAATGAGGAAATATAAATTCAAGAGGATGGGGTATATGTGGGTAAGAGAATGGGAAAATATTAAAATGCTCACTCAATCACAGCATTATCATTTCGCTTTGATACTGGATGCAAATGTAGTGAGGTACCCTGCAGCTGTTATTAAGGCTATTGAGCGTATCTGGCAGGGCTGGGGTCTGCCAAAGCCTTATACCCCAAAGAACTGTTATTACATTGCCTTTAGGGATGACCCCAATAGCTTTATAAAGCCATTTAAACGTCTTTCTTACATGGCGAAGGTTGGTGGTAAGGGTAATAGAGGTAAAGCGGCTAATGATTATTCTAGCAGCCAAATTAGGGCTAAAAAATGTTAATGCCATACTTACCGACTCTGCTTTGTATACTTGTTGTATTTGGCAAAAGTTGCGAGTGATTATTGCGAATTAGTAAACTTGCGAGTGATTATTGCGAATTAGTAAAACTTGCGAGTGACTGATTTTCTAATGCAGGAAATGCGGAACCTTTAAGAGAGTTGTAAATATCTAGAGCGTATTCATAGCAATATTTTAATGGCGGATTTGGTCTTTTCTGTAACCTCTGTGGTCTATGTCTTGAACCAGTAGTGCTCTGGCGATACTGGTAGACAGAAACCTGCTCTTAAATTGGGTAGGGCTGCAATAGTTAAGCAACAAAGTTTGAGCAATAGGGCTTATTCGTGGCATTAAACCCAGACCGTCGGCAAGGTGATGCTACTTGTCTTTGGGCTTAGTCTGTTTTGATCTGGAAGGCAGATAATGCTGTAGTAATTTATACATAGTAAAACTATTTAAAACGCTGGTCTCAGCGTTAATTAAACAAATTTACCTTTTTCTTTTGTAATGTGATCGGCCCAAAACTGGCTCATTCCTATACGTTCATCCCAGTACTCGGCATGATTATAAGCCTTTCTAACCTGATTATTTTCTTCGTGGGCTAATTGTTTTTCAATGACGTCACCCCTGTAACCTTGGTCATTCAGGTAGGTGGATGCCGTTGCTCTTAATCCATGCACAGTTGTATGTTTCGTCATTTTTATACGCTTTACTAGATTAAGAAGTGCATTTTCTGACATGGGCTTGTCAATGGTATTTGGACTTTTTGAGATCCAGGTTTGATGGCCAGTTAGCTGCTTAAGTTGCTTCAATGTATCTAAGGACTGTTTACTTAATGGTACCTTGTGGGCCCTGCTCATTTTTATTTTTTCAGCAGGGATAGTCCACGTCTTACTTTTAAAGTCGATATCTCGCCATTCGGCCAGTCGAACGTCATTTGTACGGACGTTAGTGTAGATTAGCAGCAGTAGTGATAGCTTGATAACTTCATGACCTGAATCATTTTCTATCTTGTAAACAAATTCACCAATCTTATCAATTGGAAGGGCGCGCTGGTGGCTGACTCTTGGAACGGCTTTCAGAGCCTTTTCTAAGCCCACGGCTGGATTGATATCTATGTGCCCTTCAACTAGAGCTAGGGTAAAGATATTTTCGAGCAGCCCTTTAACCTTACGAGTGGTTTCCCCTATGCCGAAATTTTCCATGCGTCTTAATACTGTAAGCAGGTGCTGACTGGTGATTTGGGCCACAGGTATTTCATTCAGGTGAGGGTAGACCCAGTTACTTAATGTTTCGTTCGTTTTCTTGGCGTACTTAGCTGACCAATTAGGTAGCTTGTTTTCATACCATTGTTTGGCAATGGTTTTAAACTTGCCGTCATGCAGTTTTTTTATGGCTCGTTTGTCTTCTTGTTTTTGTGCGCTGGGGTCAATGTTTTGTCCGAGCATTAGCTGTGCTTCAATCTTTCGCTTACGCGCTTCCTTTAAGCTGACGGTAGGGTATGAGCCAATACTTAACGTTTTTTCCTTGCCAAGAAAGCGGTATTTCCACTGCCAGCTTCTGGTACCAGAAGTGCGAATTAATAGGTTTAATCCTTCACCATCAGACAGTTTGTAGTTTCTATCTTTCGCTTTTAGCTGGCGGATCGCCGTATCAGTTAATGCCATGTGATGGGGGTACCGTTTTTCTGTACCCCCAACCGTACCCCCAATCGGGTCTGGCTGTCTATAGAATTCTTTGGACGGCTTTGGACGACTTACTTGCTTTATATGCTGTATATGTAGCATATAATGTAGAAAGGCTGGGCGGCGTTGGACGCTTTAGGACACTGAAAAAGCTGGAAATGGTCTCCCCACCAGGACTCGAACCTGGAGCAGCCGCTTAGGAGGCGTTATAAGAAAATGGGGGTGGGCCCCATGGTTACTGGGGTGAGGTCTTTAGATTTGTCTGTGTGACACTATTTGTGACACTTTTGGTATTTTTGGCCGCTTAGGGCGTTGCACTGATCTCTGAGCTGTTATTGTCGCTCTTTTCTTGGGATTTGGCCATTTTTTGGGCATTTTGCTCTAGGCCACTGGGTACAATTGAGATCAGGCCACGGGGTATAACTAAGTCCTTTTCACCTAAAAGCTTAACCACGCCATAAATGGAAATGTAGGTGGCAAATATAAAAATGGGGATTTGACACACTCTTAAGGCTGTCAGGGTTAGTTTGTGTCTAAGGTCGGTGGATTTATCAAAAGACTCTTTTTCGATGTGAAGCCTCAATTCTTTATTTGTACTTTGAACAGATTCTCTAAATTCATTAATGGAATTTATTTCGTTTACATGTCCACTGTATTTCTTGATGAATTCATCAGTGAGTTGATGGCTCGTCCTTAAGTCGAGGAGAACAGCATCCGATCTTTTTTCCCCTGCTTGTTGGGGGCCGTTGTCGATAGATCTTTGATGCTGCTGTATGAACCGTAATGCACTTATCATAGTATTATTAATGGAATGCAACTCCACTAGGGATTCTTTGATCTCATTTTGTTTTATTAGGCTAGTATCTTGCTTAATTATTTTTAAATACAGTTTTGAATTAATAAAAAAGCTATGTAAACGAGTTCTTTTGGGCTTGTTAATTATTATTGAAGGCTTGTTTAGATGCATGATAACTATCCTAATAAATCAGCAGCGCTTTGCTGTGATGACTTCCGTGTATTGAAATATTTCATTGCTGTTGTTAGGTCTGGGTTGTCGGCCAAGGGGCGAGTGTCAGTCTAGCCTTTTGCCTTAAACGCACAAAACATGACCAGACCCCGCGCCTTTACATTTTTTTCCAGCACCCCTTATATCGCTCAAAAACCTCATCACAAATACTCACTCTGTATTTTACATGCTTACTATTTCCATCTACAACCAGCATTTCCTCCAAGTTCATTTCAGTAAAACTAGACTTATCCTTAATTAGATTAAGCACAGACATTTCTTGAAAAAACTGCTTCTTTAAATCCACATCCAATCTATCTGTCAAGAGTTCTAGAGATTGCAACTTATACAGAAGAGATAGAACCTCCTCTCCAATTAAACCTAAATCATTATATAAATGAAATATCTGAGAAAAAGTTGCTAGCTTAATTTTAATTGCGCCATAGCTTTCTTTATCAATTTCAGCCAGGTGTTTACAGCAAACAATTAAGTTGAGTAATTCTCCAGATATCGTTCTATGAATAGCTGAATATGATATTTCATTCGATTTATACATTCTTTTAATTTCAAGAGTACCTTTTTTTGCCCTAAGCTCTAACAACCAAGAAACAGCACCAATCCAGGGTAAAGAAGTAAGTTCCTTATCACCATCCTCATATATTGTAGTTATCTTATTGGAATACTCATGAACCCAGCGTTTGTTCGAAGGCGTTCTACTCATGATTACGACAAGATTCTCCATAGGTGCAGCTAATTTTTCTTCAGATTTTTTATACAACCTATCGTAAGTGAAATTAATTTCAGACATCAACACATCTGACTTTCTAGAAACTTCAATTAAATCAGTTTGAATTCTTGAGTTTTTTTCTGAAATATTTATCTGTTTAATCACAAAATAAAATGTAATGAGTGTGAGGAATGGTCCAACTACCCCTCCAAAATATGATCCAAAATGCCCCCAATGAATTGTTTTTTTGGGTAAACCATATTCCATAAAATTTACTGAATATATAAATGTTGGTATTGCTATAATTAGGAAAACAACGATTGCTAAATATATATTGCTCCCGTTTCTATTAATTCCTTTACGATCACTTAACACAATTTAATTAGTCCTTTTATGAATTAGATTCATCGTTTATTCAAGCCCGAATTCAACTTTGAGCTTAAATTCGGGCAGTATTCTCTTTTTCAATTTCCGCTTTATCAGCCCTTTGTTTGGCATCATTCTCTAAAGCTTGGTTGATCCTTATCCTAATAAATCAACAGCGCTTTGCTGTGATGACTTCCGTGTATTGAAGTATTTCATTGTTGTTGTTAGGTCTGAGTGGTCGGCCAGGTGTTGCACTTGGACTGGGGGCACGCCTTCATTTAATAGCCAGGTTATATAGGTTGCTCGAATACCCCAGTGGAATGGCTTAACCTTTTTTGAAAGTCCTAATTCATTGCAGGCCGCACGCATGAGTTTGGACATGTTGTTGCTTGTGGCGTGCCAGGGGTTGCCGTTGCCTTTGTCTAAAAAATAACGCTCTCTAGGGTCACGGTTGACAAAATCTTCTTTTAGGAATTTCATTAGGGATTTATTAATGGGCTTGTTTGGCCATTTCATTCCTTTGGGTTTCCACTCTAGTTCCTGGTTTTCAGTGAAGCGAATGAAGCCCGCTTCTAAATCTATGTTTTCAATCTTTAACGACCAGATATGGCCAACCCTCACCAGAGTATGGCGGGCCAGCATGAATGCCCTGTATAGATTTTTATTTAACCTGGTTAAGCGTGGGTCTGCTTTTTCGTTGAATTTTTCTTCAAGGTATTTGGCCAGGCGTTGCACTTCATCTGGCGTGAAAGTCTCCATATCCTTTTGTGGCACTTTGGCTTTTTTAAGATTGAAGCGCTTTTCTATGTATTCATTATCATAAGCCCAGTTCAGGAAATTCTGTAATTGGCGCATGTGTTGGTTTTGAGTATCGGGGCCAATGGTGCTGTCTTTTGTTTTGCCTGGGTGCAGGGTTAGGGCGGTGAAGAATTTAATATTTTTGGCGCGGTCAAAGTCTGTTAAGCGGTGATCACCCACAGTGTCTTTGTATATGGTAATGGTGTTTTTGTAGGTTTTGTGGGTCTTGGGGCTTTGGGTTTTAGATACTTCTTCCAACCAAATTTTTGAGGCTTCACTAAACTTTGCAGTTCTGCGTTTGCGCTTTTTGTCTTCAACATCCAGTTGATTAACTAAAGCGCCTTTTCTGAGTTCTAACTCTTTATCTGAATACAGTTTGTTTAAATGGCTTTGGCGTTGATCTTCTGGAACAAGCTGTAAATCTGCTTTAGTGCATAATACGCGGCGGGTTCCCCGTCTTCCTGGTATGTGGCCACGCTCAAAATCTTCGGGATAAACGCCTAAAATAGAGTCACCACGAAATATAAAATTCTTCCTTGCCATGGTCTAACCCCTAAAAATTAAGATTGGCCGCCATGCCAGATAACTTCACCAAGAATAACCAGGTCGGTAAATTGTTCGGCGGTTAGGGTTTGGATAACTTCATTATCCATGGTTATCGTTACTGAACAGTCCATGTTAATCAGGGCGTCTACTATTCTTTTTTGGTTGTTGGTTTCAACCAATAACAGGCCGCTTTTTTTCTGGTTTCGGGTATCAATTAAAACAGTGTGGCCGCGCTCTAATCCTTTCAAGTTTGCTTTGTAGTCAATATCCCAAATTCGGCAGTCTTCAGGTTTTACGTCTAAACCGTTTTGTAAAAATTCGGGGTCAAATGCCATATTGATTTTTTGGGAATCATCCAGCGCCGCAATTTCAGTGAAAGGGTCGGTGTGAAACACAAATTCCGTGAGTGTCATCATTGGGCCTTTGCCCAGTGCAATCCATTTGAGTTCAAAGCCGGTGGCAATCGCTATTTCTGCGGCGCTTTCTAGGGTGGTTCCGGTCTTCTGTGCTGACAGTCTATTTGCTTGGGCAATGCTCATGCTTGTGTTTTCAGATATGAATTTTGGGCCTTTGATTTTGATGGCATAAGCCAGTCGACCGCTCAAAGTATCTAAATCAAGCCCATCCATGTTGCTCTTTTTAGCCATAAGTCCTCCTAGGTTTTTACAGATACGTGTTGACAGTATCCTTTTAGATAGTTATAAAGTATCTCAATAGGTACTTTTAGGGGTTTATAGGTGTCTATAAGCCTCTTTTAGCGGGAAGTATGCCGCTCTAGGCCACGTATAACAACCACTTAAGGATAGTCAGCATTATGAACTCAGCAAATAGTATCCATTCTGGCGCAATTGGTGACGAGGTGCTTTGCCTTGTAAATGTCGCTTTGAATAGCCGTTCAATTTATCTGGGAATGAAAGGTCTTTGCGAAAAAATCGACTTTTCGCAGTCTGCTATCAAAAGCTGGGTGAAGGATAAGACCTTCCCCCAGCCTGTAACCATTAAAGACAAGCCGCGTTGGGTTGAGTCTGAGGTGGACTCCTGGATTGAGCAGCAAAACCCAGAGCGTTTGGGTGTTAGGAAGGCGGCCAATAAATTAGACCAGGATGCGGCAGACATTATTTCCCAGCTTTAACCATTACCAATTTAAAAACCACAGCATTAAATGGAGAAACCGACCATGCGAAATATTCCAGCTTTTGAACAACCCGTTGAAGTTCGTTTGGCATTACAAATGGCCAGCCGAGTTATGAAGTTTGACGCGGCCAAGGTCATGTCAGAAAAAATGAAATGGGGTCGTGATTTAAAGACCTTTATTGAGGCATTTAAAAATGCTTTGAGTGGGCAGAAATTCAGCCCTGAGTTTGTGGAATATACCAATGAAATTCAAACCGATGTTAAAAGCGTGTTTGCGACTAGAACAGGGATGGCGGCGTAATGGCTACTCAAAAACAACTTTATGAAAGCGCAGTTAGGGCCATTGAAGAGGCTATGGCAGATGCAAAAAAATACCGCGATAAAGGCGCGGGTTTTTCTGAGTTTGAATACGGGCATAAGCGGTATGCGGCAGGCGCGTTACATATGTGGGCGATGGCGTCCACTTCATCTTGGAACGCTAAATACTATTTAATCCTGGAAGCTTTGGTCTATCCAAAAGAAGAGGGCGAAACAAGTGCCGAGCGCTAGCGTAAGTCAAAGTGAAATAGACAATGCCATTTTCGTTTCTGCTTTAACCGTTATAAAGCGCTACTCCGGTAGCGCTCTTGATGCGCGCAATAAAGGCATAAACCAAAATAGTTCTGTTTATGAAGCCATGGCCGAGGGGGCATATCGGCTTTGGGTTGAAATGGCAACACCAGAATCTTATGGAAAGTACAGCAGGGAATTAATGGCGGCCATGGGGCGCTAATTTATTTTTAAAATAATAAAAGAATGGGGTTTGGCTATGGGACAAAATCACGAACAATCTATTTATGGCGCGCTGTTATGCGTAATTAATGCCGCCATGGCCAGGGCAAAAGAAGCCGAAGAGAAAGGGCAAATGCCGTTTTCCAATTTACACCGTGAAAACGCCATAGGCGCTTTGGCCATGTGGCAGGCCATAGCCCGTGAAGACTCAATAAAAAAATATCAAGATTCCCTGTTAGATGTGATCTACAAATAATGCAGCCAATTAAATTTTTAAAAAATGAAAAGCAACGAGTCTATGAAATAACACGCCGACAAGGTGTGTTGGGTCGGACTCTTTTTAATGGCTGGGAAAAGGCCGTTGCAGATAATAAAAATAAATCTGTGGCGGAGGCCAATACCCGTTTACGCCTAATGGTAGACCGTTTGAAGTGGGGCGGTTTTAACTTGTCTATTTTAGATAACGAAAAAATTACCGATTACTGTGAATCACGGGCAAGCCGTGTGGTGCGCTTTTTATCTAAATTTCCCGAAGGTTTAAGCATGGATGATATTCAATCACGGATAGAGCTAGCCGGTAGATTGCATGAACACGGTTTATTACTGGACTTGCCAGACGATGCAGAAAAACGCTTAAAGGCGTTGCGCGCAATTTATGTGCGTATTTGTGACCCAGTGTGGTGGCGTAGAAAATTAAAGCGTGTACAAAAACGAACGGTTGAAGGCATTGCCCGTGATATGGGAATGGTGCAGAAATTCAAAGGGGGTTATTGCTCCAATATTTCGCTGTTTAACCAGCGCAAGCAAAACGAACGCAATAAAAAATTACTCGATTCAATGAAGGCCGAAAATCAAGAGGGCCAATCTTTCTACCTTTCTGAGTTACAAGATAAATCAATTTCAAACCCTGAAATACGCCGTGCCGAATTAATGACCCGTATTCGTGGTTTTGAAATTCTAGCTGACAAACAAAATCATGTTGCGGCCTTTTGGACAATTACCTGCCCATCTAAATATCACGCCTTTCATTCATACGGAGAACAAAATGATAAATACAAAGGGGCTTCTGTGCTGGATGGCCAACAATACCTGGTGCACATGTGGGCTGGCTTTCGTGCTTGGCTTAAGCGTACTGGAATTGACGGGTATGGATTCCGTGTGGCTGAACCTCACCATGACGGTTGCCCTCACTGGCACATTTTATATTTTGGAAATAAATCCGAACTTGAAAGGGCAACCAAAGAACTTGAAAAGCGATGCTTGCAGGAAGATGGCCAGGAATACGGCGCAATAAAAAACCGTTTTAAAGTTGAGTGGATTAAAAAGGGCGTAGACGAAAACGGGCGCACCTTATCGGCGGCGGCGTACATTGCCAAATACATTGCTAAATCTATAGATGGTTATCAAGTGGGCTGGGATAAAGAAACCAACCAGGACACGCAAGTTTCTAGTGAACGGGTTGTTGCCTGGTCACGGGTTTGGGGTATTCGCCAGTTTCAACAAATAGGGGGTGCGCCGGTTGGGTTGTGGCGTGAATTGCGCCGTTTAAAAAATGTTGATCGTAGTGATACGGACAATGAATTTATCAAGGAAGCCGAGACTGAAATTTTTGGTTTGCATGACACCTTAGAAGACTATGAAGACCAGGCCGAAGCGTGGGCAGTATTTAACATGATGGTGGGTTCTGGTCGCGATACGATTTTAAAACTTTGGAAAACAGACGAGCCCGACACCATACGCATTAGCCAGTTTATTGAATATGACCATGACACGGGTGAAGTGTTGGGGCGTATAGCATCCAATCAAACCGATGGGGTGAAAAAGCGCAACCAATATGGTGAGGCGGTAACTGTGGTTAAAGGATTAATGGTGGATGTGTTTGGAAGTATGCAAACGGTTAAGACTCGTTTTTATGAATGGGTTTTAAGTCGCTGTGATGTAGCGCGTGAGCGTGCCGTGTCTTTGGAAGGGGCGCAGCCACTTTTGCTTTAGAGCTTTTGCTTTTACTTGGACTCGTGTCAATAACTGTACGCTCTGTAAAAATAGAATGAAATGGAGAATGAAATGGATTTTAAAGATAAAGGTTTGACCCGAAAAATCCGCCTGGTCTGGGCGGTTGGAATATGTTTGGCTTTGGTGTCAATGGCTGCCGAAGTGCAGCTTTTCATTGATTATGCCCAAACAGGGCCAGATAAAGCATTGTCGGGCATTGCTGCTTTGGCTTTGGTAGCCTGCCAGTTTTTGTTTGTGGGTTTGGCGGTGGATGCTTATCGCAAAAATTACCTGGTGCTTTCTGGGTTGTTGGGTTTTGTGACTGCGTTGTTGTTTTTGGTGAGCGTCACAGGGACAGCCGCCTTTTTTGAAGGTAATTTTTCCGCCAAGTCACAAGACAGCACCAGGAATTCAGATGCTTACAGGATGCAAGTACAATTGATTGAAGACCTGGGGCAGCAAAGCGCAGATTTTCAAGCGAATGCAAAAGCCCTAAAAGAGGTGAATAAAATCACTAGGGCAGGTGGCCAAATAGATTTGGCCATGAAAGCGACAAGGGCCAGGGGCCAGGCAATAATTGCACTTAATAAAATGAAGGTGGCCCCCACTGATGCCGGTGACAGCCTGGCAAACCTGGTTGGCAAATTTCGGTGGGTGTTGTGGTATGTGCTAGCGGGGTTGATTGATGTTTGCGGGTTGCTGTGTTTTGCATGGTTGGCTGTTAGTGAAAACACAAACACAAACACAAACACAAACACAAACACCAAAACAGAAACAGAAACGCAGCCAACCAGAATTAAAACAGATGCCAATAGACTTGAGTTGGCCAACCAGGTTAAAACAGAAGTTTTATGTGGTGGCTTTGGTGATGAACCAGGCGTGCGTAAGGTCATGGAAAAATTCGGTATTAAAACCCACAAAGTTGTGGCCGACATTTTTAGTGATATGGAAAGCCAGGGTGATATAAAGCGAAATGACAATGGGCGCACCTGGTTATTAGTTCAAAGACAGATAGCGGCATAAGGGGGATTTATGAGCACATTAGAAACCACACCAGCAAAGGTGCTGAGTTACACAGACCAGGAGGGGCAGACACAAACCACCCTTATGCACTTTGGTATAGGGGTTGCGCATTACGGCCCAACCGTGGCCATTCAGGAGGAAAGCCAGGTGGTGTTTGTTAACCCCGAAAGCTGGCCAGAAATGAAAGCGGCCATAGATGAATATTTTGAAACGCAGGCCGCCCAATAACCCACCAACGATAACCGCCCATGAGGCGGTTTTTTATTTGTCTAAACCCGCAAAAGTGGCCCCCACGGCCAGCCACAATTTCCTATGTTCTGCGCTCAATTTCCCCAGTGCCAATATCAATGCATTTATGATTTGCCGCCTGGGTAAATTAGGGTTGCTTTGACGAACCACCATTAACAGTTCCCGCTCGCCTGCGGTCTGTGGCAGCCATTCTGGGTTGTGGCCAAATAAATCATCCATTGAACAATCAAACTCACTGGCTATTTTGGGCAGTATGTAATGGGGTGGCCAAAGCGGGTCGTTTGGGTTGCGCCATTTTCTAAAGGTGCGGGGCTCAGTATCAAACAGGCTGGCCAGTTCCTTTTTTTTACGGCCTGAGTTTTCCACTAGGCGGTTTAGGGTGCTGGCAAAAATGGCCTTTGTTTGGCCACTGCTTAAATTGGGTTTAACTGTTGGGGGCATAATTCGGCCCATATAGAGACTAAATAGAGTGTAGATAGAAAGCGGCCCTATATGGGCCATATATATCAAAGGTATAAAAAGCGGGCTTAATATAGCCGGTTTGGATTTTGTGCGCCAGTTCACATGTAGTATTTTAGTACCACGTGAACAGACGTTCATTTGACTAAAGCCGATGGAGTACAAAATGGCGCACAGTGGTATAGAACAAACGGCAGAAATTGCCGTGGGTAAATTGGGTTTGTTATCGACATTGTTGTCACAGCCTGGAGATTTGGTTTTAAGTGATTCGGATAAAATGGGATTGGTGGCTATATTCGATGGAGTAATTGGCATACTTAATTTGCAGACATAAAAAAAGCCCGCTTAGTGCGGGCTTTTTAGTGTTTGGGGTTTGACGGTTTAGCCGGTCATTTTTTCAGGTGGGAATTCAAACATAACCTGTTGTAAATCTTCCTTTGAAAGCGACTTCAAAAGATTGGCCACCACCTGGCTTGGGCTTAATACTTTGCCAATGGGGGGTTGTGAATCCCCTTTGTGACTTATGCACATGATGGGGCGGGCCAAACATGTTGGGTTGTTGCAGTTTGTGTAAACGTCTCGAACCGCTTTTACAATCTGCTTGGAAGTGACTATCTGTAATTTTCCTTCGCAATGTGGACAAAGAATTTTAGACATTGATTGAGACCCAAACCGTTTATAATTTTTCATAGCATAACAACCCTAAGCCAAAAATAAAGCCCTTAAAATTTCATAAAATATTTAAAAATATTATCTGGGAATAAATTACCCAACTTAATAAATCTATTTAAATGGTGATTAATCTAGTTAATGTTTTGTTGTGTCGCGTCATGTCGCGCCATGTCGAGACCAGTAACTTTAAAATGGTATTTAACTAGATTAAATAAAGCTAAATAAAGAAAAAATTGAGAATAAATTTCACACCTTAAAATCAAAAATAAACTGCTTATTCTTTGGTAAAATGGCATTTAATTCTAAAAATGGTTGAACGAGGGCCGGAACCTCGTTTTTTCTGTACCACTTTTCAACCTTCTCAATGTCCCCAAAGCCGCCCACATTTTCCGGTTTCATGCCGCCTAGCTCTGGGGGCATGCCGTGGCTGATAATAATATCGGCGCTGCTAACATCCTTTACCTTTGCAAATTCGTCTTTTTGCGATATGTCACCCACAGGGATAATTTGCACCGCGTCTTTGCCACCTTGGGGAATATTGATATACATGCTTTTGAAGTTCCCCACACCTTTACCGCTGGCCACAGAATCCCGAATGGCTTCTTCAACTTCTTTGTCCATGGTGGGGGCGTTGGTGTAAAGGATGTAACCCATGTGGGAACCGTTTAAAAAATAACGGCGGCGAAATAGCGTGGCTTCTGAATTTAAAAATATATCCTGTAAGCCACCAATCCAGTCGGGCACGCCATACACACTTTGGCCAGTGTCGTAATGGAAGGCGTGCATTACTTCACCGGCTTCAAATTCTAAATCTGCGTTGGGCCCTGGCATGAGCATTTTAAATTTACCGGCTTTGGCTTTGCGCATATTTAAAGCGGGCAAGTGGGCCAGGCGCACAAAGCCACCGGCACGGTTTTTAATCACTTCAAAATAGGCATTGCCAAAGCTTTTTAAATCACGGCAGGCGCGCAGCATATCGCGTGGTGAAATTAAACCGTTTTGAGTCCATACAATTAACATTTGGGTGACTTTAAAATTGATGCAGCGACGGTGGGTGGCATTGGCGCGGGTGAGGGTATCTAAACCGGCCATATCAATGGGGGGCGTGTATACATCATTATATGGGTCATGGAATACCCCTAATAAAGACGCCAGGTTATTACCCATTATGGGTTCGGGTTCACCAAATGAAAAATCTATGGTGCTTTTAGCCCGTGTTTGATTTGCCAGTTCTTTTTTTGATTGGTGCTTTTTGTTGTGTGCCATGATTTACCCTATAACAACTGTAGTTTTATTTGATCCGGTGGTTTTTAAACCTTCGTGCATGAGTGCGTGCATAATTGCCCACGCCACGTCTGCATGGCCCCCGGTGGTATCCCGTGACGCCACAAATGTAATACTGGTGCCGGTGCTTTGTCTGCGTATGGCCAGAAAAGCGGCGGGAATATCGGTGTGGGTTTCGTCAAACTCCAAACGGCCTTGACCAATTACCTCTTGGGCTTTTAATACCAGGCGGGTTTTAATTTCTGTGGTGTAGTGGATACCGTGGGCCGCTGGGAAAAATTCCTGTACCCGTTCAAATACGCCGTTACCTGGGCCGGTGGTATCTATGCCCACAAATTCCACGTTGTATTTCCCTTGTGTGTCTGGGGTGCCGGTTAACGCTTTAATCACTTCGGCCTGGTATGCCCAGTTTTGTTTGTGCATGATGATTTTTTCTAGTATGCGAAATTTTCCACCAGGTTTTTCGGGCGGGGCAATCACCACAATGGCGGCACTGTCACGGGATCGGGCGGGGTCGTAACCAATCCACACGGGGCGATTAGATAGGGGCCTTGGCTCACCAGGTTTAAAGTCTGGCCAACGTGAATCCTTTAGGGCACAGGCCAGCAATTCATCCAATACAAAGGCGCTGTTGGTATCGTCTATAAATTTACATTCATAAAGCTGGGCAAAGGTGTCTGGGTCGTTTTCCAGTTCCAGGTTTTTAATATTGAAGAAAGTAGCGCCGCCGCCCATGGCATCATGGATAGTGATTATTTGCCTAAAAATACCGTCCACACAGTCATGGCCTTTTTTAAGTTGCTTGGCCGTGGGCATTTTGAACTGGGGCAGGTCGGGCCGTTTCTCCTGGTTCTTCTTATACTCACCACCGGCCCACAGTTGGTAAGCCCCATGGCTTTTGGTACTGGGTGTTGAAAAATAGGTTTTGGTGTAGTGGTCTTGGGTGGCGATGGCACCGGCCAGGTTTTTAAGTTTGGTAAAATCCCTAATCCAAAAACACTCGTCTATATATACGTCACCACTTGGCCCTTGGGCGGTGGCTGAGTTGGTGCTTAAAAAATAAAGGTTGGCGTCCCCGTGGTCGGTTCTAATGACAATGTGGGTGCTTCCTTTCACTTCTATATCGAACCATTCAAGGGCAAAGGAAACAATGTAGTTTTTGAATAACGCGCTTTGTGCTTTTGATGCAGACAAAAAGGCCTGGTTGGTT